CGAACTAATAGTGCTGTTGTTGCAGTTCCCGCATTTACTTCGATTCCACTTCTAAAGGTGCTAAGACCAAGAGAATCAACATTTTTTACATCTTCATAAGTGATTGTTCCAGCAACGTTGACGTTTGTTGCTTCAATATCACCTGCAACGAATAGTGCAACACCCGACTTAGCAGTTGTGGTTCCAATACCAACATTCTTAGTAGTGCTGATTCCGATGGCGTTAGATGCCCATGTTCCACCTGCACCAACACCACCAGCTTCTTCTGGTTTCCACTTATTTGATGCACTATTCCATTTAAGGACATATCCATCCTCTAATCCTGAGATATCTACGTCATCAAGGTCTTTGATGAATCCCGCACCACCACCACCGATAGATCCAAGTTGATATTGTACTCTTTCTACAAATCTTTTATAATGTTGTTGTAATTGATCTAGAGTAACAAAATTCTGATCTAGAGGAGTTAATGGATCAGAATTTTTTGTATCAGGGGGATCTTCTCCAAGAGGGACATTGGTTTCTGCTAAAAGTTTTTGCTCCTCCTGCAGTTGGTTTTGGGTGGACTTAATATCCTCAATAATCTTTCTTAGACCCTTGATATCAGACTTCACATAATCAATATCTTTATCATAATACTTGACTTCTGGAATGCCGGTAATCTGTTCCTTTAAGTCAGTAAAATAATTCAGAAGTAACTCATCAGTTTTTACACTAGATTCATTGACTTCTTTGAGTCTCTTGTCGAGATTGTCCTTAAGATTATTATATTCTCCAAGAATTTGTTTCTTGAGTTTACGATCATCATCTTTGAACGTTTTATGATATTCCCAGATCTTCATAGATGAAGATCTCAACTCCTTCCAAATCTTACCTTTTTCTTCTTCTAGTTTATTATCAAGATCTTTTACTTCAGTAACAAACTGCACTCTGTTTTCAAAGTGTTTAACTTCATTTTCTTCAGATACCTTTTTTAACTCGATGGAAACACTTTCTTCTAAGGTATCGATAGCATCATTGACCTTTACAAAATCATCATCAATGACACTAAAAGTTTTCCCTATCCAGGAAAAATCTGGGACTTCATTTATTTCATTGACCCATTTAGGGAATTTTGGGATCGATGCTTTTACCTCATCGATAGCCCCACAAATTGCCTCAATCTCCGCATCATAATATTTTACTTCTGGTAAATTAACTACATCTGTTTGAAGACTATCAATTCTGTCTTCAATGGAGTTTACCTGTTCATCATAATATTTGACTTCTGGAAGATCTTTAATCTGTTCTCTTACGAGATCAATCTGACTACATATTGCTTCTACTTCTCTATCATAATATTTGACTTCTGGAAGTTGAGAAATCTGTTCTGCAAGATCTTCAAGTTCTCTATCATAATATTTGACTTCTGGAATGTCTGGGATGTCTTTTCTAACATCATTAATCAGACGAATTAATTCGGGAAATGGTGGGATAATATCCTTTACTTCTGCAAACGCATTCCCGTCAGCATCTTCTATAGTAACAGTTTCTTCGCTTATTGCTTCTTCTTCAATAAAATCTTCTACAGAAGGGAGTTCCTCTGCGTTCTCTTCTGTAATATAATCTTCTACTGATGGGAGACTTTCATCTCCACTAAAATCCTCATATGAGGGCAAATCCTTTGACATTTTATTAGTACATTAATACTTCGGGATTTCTCTCCCTTCCAATTTATTTAGGATCCTCTTTAAGTCCATCTTTTAGCATTTTTGCCAAGTCTGCAGTAGACCCAACAAATAGAGCATTGTTGACGGTTGATGGTCCTTTAATCTTATCCTCTGCCTCTACATCTTTAAGTTTCTTTTGAAGATCTAATAGTTTATCCGTAGCATCAGCAACGTTTTTAATTAACTGACCAGCAACTTCATATGCCCTTGGCATCTCACTTTCTTGTGCAAGTTCAAGAACGCCGTTTAATGCTTCTTGACCTTTCTCGATTATAGAATAAAGATTGCCTCTAGTGTATTCATAATCTTTTTTAATATCATCTACACCTTCTTTTACCTTTTCAATTTTATCTCTAATTACTTCTGGTTGAACAACATCACCCGAGTCTGAAGTGTCGAAAGTCTTGTTGAGATTATTGAAGTTTTTTGTCATAACCATCAGAATGCACCGTCAAAACCGAAGTCGTCACCAGATTCGACAAGTGCGTTATCAGCAGGAGTAATTTTCTTAATATCTGCACCATTGACATGAATTGCTGCTGTTGTATTATCTTCTCCTCGTCTAACTGTTAATTTATTGCCACTAATAGATTTGATGTAAAGTTCCTCAGCACCAATATTAATATAAGTATTGGCGGTAAGTCCACTTGCATCAGCGACTTCAATGTAAATTGATTTGGCAGTAACATCTCCCGCAAGAGTAGTTTCAATATCTCCTGTATAATTTTTGATTGCTCTTGGTGTGGCAGAGTAAGTATATTCTCTAGCTGTACTTGAGGAATCTGAACCAGTAAGATAACTGATAGTAGCCTTTTTGATGATATCTTTGGAAACCTTGGTGGAAGGTCCAAACATATAAGTTTTTGCAGTAAATCTCAAAGTATAAAGAAGAACTCTTCTTGAACTAAAGTCTCCTTCGTATTCATCGGACATTGTAATATTTTCCAATACTACAGGAATATCTCTTTTTTCTTGTAACGCTTCTACTAATTCTACAGATAAATTATATGCTGGTTGAAAATATGGTAAAATTTGCTCCACAATTTGAAGTGCATCATCATTTAATTTTGTCATGATGCTCAACTCAAATGCCATATTATATGGAACTGGCATGTAAGATTTCTTTGTCTCAGATCCATCATTAGGATCCTTTACCTTAAAGGTTTGAGTTGTCGTTACTTTTCTAGCTGGATCATATGTTAATCCAGTAAACTCAAACGACATCCTTGGCAACGTAATGGCAAAGGGTTTGTTTAAATCTGGAGACTGCTCTAATCTTGCAAGAAATTTTTGAGTAGGACCGTATGAAAGAGGAACTTTGATAACACTAAACACATCATCATCAGAATCAGACTTCTTAATCGAAATATTGTTAAAAAGTGTACCAAAAGATATGATGGTTCTTCTCAATATTTCGTTGTAAAAATACTCAAACATAGTTTAATCCTACAAATCTTGACACTATTGTGTGTTTTTATTTAGGGAGTGCCGAAAGGATTCTGTTCTGAGAAATCTAATATAGAATCTGCTTCGGTTTCAATGTTAATATTATCCGCAAATCCATCATCAGCAGGTTGAATATCAACAACTCTAAGTTCATAAGAAGCTCCTGATGTAGAACCAACGATATTTTCTCCAATAGAAAACTCTCCATCAACCGTTCCAAGTTCAAGATTATTGGTTGTCGCATTCCAAACCCTAACCCTACCTGTTGTTCCACTAATAGATCCAGTAACAATTTCATTGAAGGAGAAAGTTCCAGATCCGCCAGCACCAGGAGAAGAAATAGTTATTGATGGAGCGACAGTATACGCAAGACCTGCATTGGTGATGTGAATTGCTGAGATGGTTCCAGCAGCACTAACGACTGCTGTGGCAGCAGCAGATACGGTGGATACCCCAGTAATGGTAACCACTGGATTCTGGGTGTATCCTCCACCACCAGAAGTGACTGTAATGATGCCAACAACACCGTCACCGATAGTTGTCGTTGCAGCCGCACCAACACCGTTAGTTCCACCGCCACTAAAAGATACCGATGGTGCTACGGTGTAACCTGCACCTGAATTAACGACGTTAACTGCCTGAACAGACCTATCTTTAGGATTAACATTCAAATTACATACATTAATTCCACCAATCATGGTAGCAATACCTACAGCAGTCGTTCCTCCTGCTGGAGCGGAAGACACGCCAACTGTAGGGATGCTACTATACCCACCACCTCTATTTGTAATAGTGAAGAATCTTACACCACCATTAAATATTGCTGCTGTTGCTGTGGCACTGGAAGCAGCACCTACAAGAGTAAGTGTTTGAGTTGGTCCTTGAATGGTATTAATTCCATCATCAGTTAGACCATCATAATTTTCACCAATTAAATTATTATCAACATCCTCAACACCAGTCGCAATAACTTCATCCTGAAGCCTAAAGAGTTCACAATACAATTCATAAACATAGAGGTTTTGCAACTGATAATATGGTTTAGCATATTCTACATCTTTAATTTCATAAATTCTATCATCAAGAGGAAACCAAATAAGGTCTCCTCCTTTGGGTCTAGTTGACAGTTTTACATCTGATTGATCTTGAATTAAAGGAGTTATATAGTTTTCAAATCGTTCTCTTGAAATAATCAATCTCACTTCATCCTGAGATTGAATACCAAACTTAGATAATATATTACCCGCACCAGAATATTGATCGTAGTTATCGATATATGCCTCTAAAGGAAGCGCAATATCAAATTTAGATTGAACTACTTCTCTAATGACAGTATTTTCTGTTAAATATTTTCTAGGTAGATAAAATATATCCACTCCATATGTTCTCAACTGTTCATTGATTAAATCTTGAACAAGATTTTGCTCACCAGTAGTACCTTGTGTAAAATATGGATTAAGCATAATCTTATCCTATCATATCTAAAGGTGGTAATTCATAAGTATTGGACATCTGCTCCTTTATCTTATCTAACTCTCTTTCTGCATCATCATAAATCTGTCTTCCATTCAGTTCAATTCCACCCGGAAGTTTTACTCCTTGGAACTTAATTAAGTTCTGACCCCACTGTCTTTTTATTAAAGCAGTAAGATATCTTTTTAAAAATGAATCATTATAAACTCTTGCAAAATCATTTGGATCTAAAAGTCTCCAACAATCAAGTACAATATATTCATCTTTTTCTACATTCTGCCAATCAACGTCCAAGTATAATCTATCTTGTCTCTGATTAAATCTTATTTGCTTTTCAGTATTCAATAGAA